AGAAGCTGTTACTACAGCAGTAGTGGCCGTAGCTACTACTTCTATTACTCAATCTTTATTTGAACCAATTAAAAAGAAAGTTCAAAAACAATTACAAGCTAAAGTTGACAAATGGAAGCAATCGAAGAAAAACAAAAAGGATTCTTTGGTAAATTAAAAGATGCCGCAGAAGATCAAGAACACCAAATACAAATCCTTGGGACATTTGTCCGACTTGGAGTTGTGATTTGGAGTGGTTTTATTATTACATTAAACTACGTAGAAATACCTATGATTAAGAAAAGTCCAGGTGGGGATATCACGTTCCCTGCCAGTATTTTTACTGGAGCATTAGCAACATTTGGTCTAACTACTGGTAACGGTAATAACAAAAAGAACGGTAACGACAAACAAAAGCAATGAAGAAATGGCTTTTACTCTTAGTGCTGGCATCACCCACGGTAGCGAGAGCAGAATTAGTGACCCCGAATTTCACCCAGGGGTCGATGAACAGTACAACGACAACGACTCAAGAGATCGTCGAGGAAATAACGACGACCACTTATGGGTCTGCATTAAACAAATGGAGTGGGGAAAACATCACTCATACATCAGCCTCATCAGGAGGCTTAGTAGATACAGATTCAGTATTTACCCTACATACGGCTGGAGACCCTTTCACTTTAGAAATAACAGAAAGAGCAGCCAGTCAAGTCCTATCCGTAGAAGTAATAGACAGAGAAATCGACGTTACTGCTACTACGGTCTCCTTATCAGTCTTCTCGCAATAGCACCAGCTAAAGCAAGTGATCCTGAAACTAATAATGTTAGTAATCCTGTGGCAGCAGCCACTGGAAATGTAACCAATCAAGCAGTACAATTCCAGAACAATGGAGCACCATCCAGGCAACACTACGGACCTAACATCTCGTGTAATGGAAGTACGATGACTTTCTCACCATTTTATATGGGAAATCAAACTACTCCATTTGATGAGACAATGGCACAGCAAACTTATACTGTAGCTGAGAACTGGGGAGCACAGATTAACTTTATGATTCCACTTGATAAACGTGGATTAGAAAGGTGTCGCAGTATAGCGGCAAGACAGGAAGAGAAAATGCGCCTTGACTACGAGTTAGTCAGGGTTTTGAAATGCTCAGAACTACAACAGAAAGGCTTCATGATATTGCCTAATACACGTGTCTATGGGATGTGTAGCGATGTCATTCCTATATCATCTTGGACTAAAGCAAAGAAAGAAGTCATGAAATGTATAACACCACCTAAACCTTGGTATAAACCTTGGAGTAAACCTAAAGAACCAAAATGTACTATGTCCACTTTAAGTGAAGCGATAAAGAAACAAGCGGAAGCACAAGCTAAAGCAGCAAAGAAAACCACTAAAAAAACCACTAAATAAATGATCGTACTTATCAAACCCGTCCTCATGGCGTTCCTCAGCTCTTCAGCTGTTAAGGAATTAGTTATACAACTACTAGAAGCCTATGCCAGCACCACTGATAACACCATTGATGATAAGGCAGTCGAACTGATTAAAAAGAACTTATTCCCAGGGAGCTAAATGAAGAAAGCCACTGAAGCCCAATTTAATGAATTACATAACCTCGTCACTAAAGAATTTCTAAAGAGGGTCAAAAGTGGCGAAGCTTCTACCCAAGACCTTAAGGCAGCCTGTGATTGGCTTAAAACTAATGACATCAGCGGTATTGCATATGATGGTAACCCACTCTCTAAACTTGCAGCTGTAATGCCAAAAGTAGATCCAGAACTAGTACAGAGCAGACTCTATGGCAAACGGAGCTAAATACGCTAACGGTAATTTTAAAGCCCAACAAAAGCGATACAACAAAACAAAGAAAGGTCTTAAATTACGAGTGGCTGCTAATGCAGCTAATAGAGCTAAAGGTACTTACGGAAATGGTGACGGTAAAGACGTTGCCCATAAAAAAGGCAGAGAGGGTGGTAAAAAAGCTTCAGATGTAACTCTGAAAAGCCCTTCGCAAAACCGTAAAAGCCGCTTAAAGATTCGTAAATGACCCCACTTCTACCAACCCCTGATCACTATTTATACAACCTAATAACCATGACAAATTCAGAAGCCAGAAAGCTCTGGAGAAGAGCTATTAAAGAGCACTTCAATTGTACATGTGTTTATTGTGGAAACAACTATGAAATTAATGAACTTACACTTGATCATGTCAAAGCTAAAACAAACGGTGGTGAGAGCCTTACAAGCAATTTGGTTCCCGCCTGCAGAAAGTGCAATCAGGGCAAAGGTAGCAATCATTGGAAAAGATGGATGCGTCAGACATATGGACGTAACCATGCCAGAGAACAACTTATTCTAAATCATATAAGCTGATGAATAAAGATGCATTATTAATTCAAAATGCTTTAAAAAAACTACCATCATGGAAAGAAAAGCAAATACTTAAAGATGTACAATATAAGTTACCTGATATAGAAGCTAATCCTAATAAGATATATCAAAAGTATATAAAAGAAGGTTTACAACCTGATAAGTACCAAACCAAAGAAGAATTATTTGAAGCAGTTAAAAATGTTTTAAATACTGAAAAGGTTAATGGTAAACAGATATCTTTAGGACAAGCCTTGAAAAAACTTTTTCCTGATGGATATGAAGGTCTACCATTAGAATACTCTAAAACTGGATCAAGTAAAAAAGGTAATAGAGTAATTAAGGAAGTCACATTTAATAAACGTGCCTTCAGAGAGCAAATACCTTTAGAAATTAAAGAATGGTTCAAACTGAATCAAAGTAAAGGTCTTATACCTGCTGATTCTTTAAAGAAGTATACTGAATACATTAACAAAGGTAACACACGTAATGCAGCTATTGCTAAACGATTATCAAAACTAACTGGTATAAAATTCGATAAAGGACATATATTTGCCTTGTTTTCCGAAGGTACTAATGACCCTGCAGCTCAGATAGCAGAATTATTATCAGAGAATAGAGGTAAAGGTGGTGTAGATAACATACCTAAAAATTTAGCTGATATTATTGATACTCCTAAAAACTGGCAACAATCAGCTTTTGAATTTGTCAATCGACTTAAAGGTTGTACTAGTGGTTCTGGATTAAAAATCGATCAATTTGGTAAATCATTATCCGATTCAGAATTAGCTTCAATAGCTAGACATGGTGCAAACCCTGATCAAGTCGTAGCTAGTAAATGGAAGAAAGTATTCGATGCATTAGGAGAAGCCGAAATAGCAAAAAGAAATAATACGATTCCAGAGTTTCTTAATAAGTTTTCAAAAAGAATTAATCCAACAACAGGTGAATATATACAAAAGTTTGGGACAGGCAAACCAAATGTCAAAGGTCAGATTTTAAAAATAGGTAAGAAGATAGTAAAAAATCCTCTTGTAAAAGTAGGAACTGGTCTTGGTGTATTAGGTGCTGTGGATGATTTAACATCATTGGCACAAGGTATTAAAGGTGCATTAAATCCAAAGGTATCTAAGTTAGAAAAAGGTGCCGATGCACTGAAAGCTGCATCTGGAGGTTTAGGATTAGCTTCACTAGGATTCGGACCTACCTTCGTACCATCTCTAGCTGCAAAAGGAGCTGAACTGCATATTAGAAATAGAATTAATAAAAATAAAAACAGATATAAAACTATAAGTGATCGTATGTCTAATATGCCTACTGATTTAAAGATAAGAAAAACAATGCCACAAGACGCTGTAAGGAGCCTTGAACTTAAGTAATGACCAAACACACATGGAGAACCCTTTAGAGGCTCTACAGAGCGATTTCAAGCTGTTTCTGACCGCATTATGGGACCAGCTTGACCTCCCTCCTCCAACTAGAGCACAATTTGCCATTGCAGACTACTTACAACACGGTCCTAAGCGTTTACAGATCCAAGCCTTCCGAGGAGTCGGAAAAAGTTGGATTACAGGCGCATTTGTGTTGTGGACTCTGTTTAATGACCCCGAAAGAAAGATAATGATTATATCTGCATCGAAAGAACGTGCAGACAACATGTCTATCTTCCTACAGAAACTAATTATCGAAACACCATGGTTATCCCACCTACAACCAAAAAGCGACGAGGCAAGATGGTCCAGAATTTCATTCGACGTCAATTGTTCGCCTCATCAGGCTCCAAGCGTAAAAAGCGTTGGTATTACTGGGCAACTTACTGGATCAC